ATTATTTATGATCAACAAAAAGTTGCATTAATGACTGAAAAGATGACATTAGCAACTGCAATGAAAGATAGCAAATTAGTTTCTGATAAATACATTTATGAATTCATATTCAATATGTCAGAAGATGAGTGGTTGCAACAAAGAACCGATGTTGTTGAAGATCTTAAACTTCGTTTCCGTCAAAATCAAATTGAACAAGAAGGAAATGATCCTGCAGTTACTGGAGTATCATTTGGAACGCCACACGATTTAGCATCAATTCATATGTCATCAGATGAAGTAGAAGAAAAAGATAAAGGCGGTCGTCCGAAAGAAGGAATTAAATTTGGACAACATAAAAATGCATTTGGATGGGATCCGACAGGTAAAAAAGAACTTGATCAAGCATTTGACGCACAAAATCAAAAAACTTCATTTTTTCCAGATAAAAGATTTGATAAAGCAGTAAGGCCAGTTGCAACGGAAAGTAACAACATACTTAAATACTTAAACAAATCAAAAGGATCAAATATTATTAATGAAACATTGAAACTTAAGAAAAAAGATTTAGATCAAGGCACGATGTTAGATGAGACGAACATTTTATAACATAAAACATATTTATTAAATAAAAAAGAACTGTTTACAGTATGAAAAAACTAAAACATTCGAAATATAAAAATACGGGAATTCTTTTCGAAATGTTAGTGCGTAAATTAACATCAGAAACATTGTCATCTAATAAATCTGTAACTATCGATATCATTAAAAAATATTTCGGTAAAAATACAGAATTATCTAAAGAATTGCAACTATACAATGCATTGCTGAAAGAACAATTTCGAAGTGAAGCGCAAGCATTAGATTATATACGTACTGTAAAATCAACACATAGTAAATTAAATCAATCTTTATTAAGTAGACAGCGATATAACTTAGTTAAAGAAATTTCCGATCGATTTAACTTTGATAATATTTCTAAAATACATGTTAACAATTATAGAACATTAGCTTCAATTTACATGATATTTGAACATGACGAAACAGACAATCCGAAACAATTATTGGAATGTAAAAATGTCATTTTGAATAACGCAATGATGACAGAACGCAAACAAGTTCAAATAGATCCAGTATTGGAATCATTTGAGAAACAACCAAAAGACGTACGTTTATTAACATATAAATTACTTGTTGATAAATTCAATGAAAAATATTCAAATAATTTAGATGAGTCACAAAAACAACTTTTAAATAAGTACATTATCAATGTTAATGATACATCAGCATTAAAAGAATATATTCAAACCGTCATACCAGAAATTAAAAAAGATTTAGCATCGCAAGCAAAATTAATAACAGATCCAGCAACACAAATTAAAGTGTCTAAACTTTCTGAAATGTTATGCACTGTTGAAAATATGAAAACAATCAAAGAATCACACGTGCTTTCTTTGTTGCGTTATTTCGACTTAGTTCGAGAATTAAAGGAGATGCATTAATGAGATCATTTTTACGAGAAATGCAAGAAAAATTTCTAGAAATAGAAAGTATATGCGATTGTGGTCAATCTGAATGTCCGGAATGTAACCCAGAGGGCATTGAAGAACAAAATGTCACAGGAGCATTAGATGGGGGAGCAGGCCCACCAAAGACACCATTTGCATTTAGTAAAAAAGGAGCAGACGACGATACAGTTGAAGTATTAGGTATGAAACGTGTAAAAGGCGTTAAAGAGTCTGTAAATACTCCACCATCATTTAAATGGAAGACAACTGATCATCAACGACCTGAATCAGATGAAGAAGTATTCAATGATAAATTTCCATTTGCAACTGATGAAAAACATTGGTGGCAAAATGATAATAATGAATATCCTACTCGTTTTTATAAAGATGGGATGGGAACAAATAATATAAAAGATACAACAACGCGCGTAGGTAATTTACCGGACACATCTACGCCTGATAAAAAAACAACGAATTATTTACAAGTTCATGAAGCAATGGATCGTAAGTATGAACAACTTATTGAATCATATAGAGCATTTGCAACAGGCGATTCAAAAATTTCACCAGAACAAAAAGTTAAAAATACAATTAAAGAAGTAGCTAAAAAGCTTCAAGAAATTGAAACACTTGTTAATCATACTTCGAGATTAAAAACTGAATCTGGATTATCAAGAACAAATATAGGCTCATCGGCCGATAAAGCATTAATTAAAATATCAGAACGATTAACGAAAATAGCAGAGCGCGTAAGATCATTAGGAGAATAAGATGTCAAAATTATTAGTAGAATATATGCAATTTAAACCAATTGGTTCATTGAATGAACAAAGCGGTGCTGCATATGGAGTACCAGGTGGTTTTGTTGTGCAAGGAATTTTGCAGCGAGCTGGTTCGAAAAATCAAAACGGTAGAATTTATCCTCGTATTATATTAGAACTAGAATGTAAACGATATCAACAAGAATATATTGATCAACATAGAGCTTTAGGTGAATTAGATCACCCAGAATCATCAGTAGTCAATTTAAATAACGTTTCACATAACGTTCTTAAAATTTGGTGGAAAGGCGATGATTTATGTGGAGCAGTACAAATTCTAGAAACACCATCGGGTAAAATTCTTAAAGAACTTTTTAAAGCAGGCATTACTTTAGGTATTTCATCGCGCGGGTTAGGATCAGTAAAAGAATTGCGTAGTGAAGGAACAGTAGAGGTTCAAGAAGACTTTGAATTAATATGTTGGGACTTCGTGTCAAATCCTTCTACTCATGGGGCTTTTATGCGTCCTACGAGCATGAACGAATCGATTGATAAAATGAATGCCGGAAATAAATATAATAAAGTAAATAGCCTTATAACTTCGATTTTATGCGAAGATGGTAAATGTAGGATACTATAATGAGAACACCGAACTTAAAATTTATTCTAGAAACAATTCTAGACGATCAACCAAAACCAATGTCTAAAGACGAAAAAAGAGCATTCATGCAAGAAGTAGCAAACTTTTCAGCATTAGGTGAATCGGTATATGGAAAAGGCAATTTAGAACAAATTGTTGAACGAGTTAAAACAATTGTTGAAAGTGCAGACAAGATCATGACTGAAAGTGATGATTGGATGGCAAACGTTGCTCACAAAAAAGGCAACAAAAGAATGCATGAAGACTATCGCGATTTTGAAGATGCTGCTCGTTCATTAAAAGAAGCGCAGGATCGAATGGCAATGGCATATGAAAATATCGGACAACATTTGAATCGTTATTTTAATGTTGGATAATTTGGATTTTGCAAAAAAAATTATTATAATATAGGTAGATAATGAATACGTTTAAACAATTATATAAACAGTTTTTTGGATTACGTGAAGCAACACTTCCGACAGCAACGCCAGATGATGTTGATAACATGAACAAAATGGCTGACGCGGCAGAACGATTAAAAACTGCATTAGGCGAAGAATTAGTCGATGAAGCTAAACTAGTTAACAACATAACTGATTATAGAGGCGGCGTAGAATTTGTAATGCGCGACCCTGCAGATGCCCAACGTACGGTAAATGAAATTATGCAATGGACACAGAAAAAAGGGTTTACTATTGTTAAAAAACAAATTAGCAAAACAGGTAAAGTTGGATATCTTTATTTTAGATTAGGAGAAGATCCAGGATCTGAAGCACAAAAAATTCAAGGTTATTTAGCACAGATGCCAGAACTTAAACATTTTAGATTTAACGTCCGCGGAGAACAAGCTCCGGCACCAATACCTAAACCACAAGTTCCTACAAGAAAATTTTAATATCAATATATGAGTAAAAAACAAAAACAACATCAAACAATTGTCCCGGGTAATTCTTTAGCAGTTAATGTAGTAGGATCCCAAAGAGAAGATTTAGGATTTGCTCTTAAAGTTTGGAAACGAAAAATTAAAAACTCCGGAATCTTAGACAGAATTAAAGATTTAAAAGAATTTGAAAAACCATGTGTTACTAAAAGAAAGCAACTTAAAGCCGCACAATTTATTCAAAAGATTAAAGATAGAAATTCTTTTTAATTAAAAAAATTAAAGGCCCTAGCAAAAAGTTAGGGCTTTTTTACTGTTTTTTAAAACATGCTCATATTTATTTCTAAATACGCTATCCTATATAGTGTCTAGTAATTTATAAAATTCTATTAAGATTTCAAATAATCTTATTTCCAAAAAACAAATTTAAGGAGAAAACAATGGCAAAATCAGACTTGCTAAAAGAAGCGATTGCTGATGCAAAGGCGGTTAAAGAAACAGCTTTAGCAAATGCAAAGATTGCTTTACAAGAAGCATTCGGCCCTCGTATTGAAAACATGCTATCTGCAAAGTTAGCTGAAGATTTAGAGGATGACGAAGAAATGCCAGCAGACGATGCAATGATGGGCGATGAAGCACCAGTAGATGCACCAGACGCTATGGCAGACCCAGCAGCTGCTGGAAATGATGTTGGAGATTTATCAATCGATGTTAATGATGACGGAGAATTTGATGAATTTGACATTTATTCACGCGGTGGCGAAGAAGAAGAAGTTGCAGGTCAAGAAGAACCAGCAATGAGTAACGGCGAAATGGCAGACGAGTATGATGAAGCGGATTTAGATTTAGAATCTATCATTCGTGAATTAGAAGGCGATATGTCAACAGAAATGCATTCAGAAGAAATGCCGGCAGATGATATGAAAATCGAAGGTATGGGTATGATGCATGGTGAAGAAGGCGACGATTTAGAAACTGAATCAATCGACGAAATTATTGAAGCTATTCTACGCGAAGAGTATGACGAAGAAAAAGAAGAAGAAAAAGAAGAAGATGTGACTGAAGAATTAAAAACTGAATTAGCAGAAGCATATTCAACAGTTAAACAACTTCAAAGCATTCTTTCTGAAGTAAATCTTTTAAATGCAAAACTTCTTTACACAAACAAATTGTTCCGCAATTTTGAATTGAATGAAGCTCAAAAAATGAAAGTAATTGAAAATTTTGATCGTGCAGGCAATACAAGAGAAGTAAAATTAGTATTTACAACGTTGGCTGAATCATTTAATCGTCCTTCAACTAAAAAACGTGTAGTTAAAGAATCTTATGCTAGCAAAGCAACTGCTACAACAGCGCCAGCAAAAGAAACAACTCAAGTTTTAAGTGAAGGCTTTGAATTAGCTAACAGATGGAAAAAATTAGCAGGATTGCTATAACATTTAAAAACAAAGGAAAACAGTGAGTATTTCAAATTTATTACAAACAAATGATTTCGTACAACGCAACCAAGCTAAAGCGTTGGCATCGAAATGGGAAAAGACCGGATTATTGGAAGGTCTTAAAAGCGAGACAGAGCGCGCAGGAATGGCTCAATTGCTTGAAAATCAAGCACGTCAATTAGTAAAAGAAGGTTCTGCAACAGGTATCGCAGCAGGATCAGAAGAATGGGCAGGAGTTGCTCTTCCATTGGTTCGTCGTATTTTTGCTGAATTTGCAGCTAAAGAATTCGTATCAGTTCAACCAATGAACTTGCCATCAGGTCTTATATTTTTCTTAGACTTTAAATATGGTACAGCTCAGCCTGGATTTGACAATGACAATTTAAACACAT